ATACCTTTCTAAGTTTTCAGTTTTCATTATACACTAGCTACAAATATTTCTACATCTACATCATCTTCAGAACGAGGTCTTACTTGTATTTTTGTAATATCTTCAAGAGTAGGAAAGTCAGGAGTTGTATCCTCACTTTGTCCAATTGCTGCTGTATCTGCTTGACACAACATGTGCGTTGTTCCTGCTGTCATTACTACTTGATAGTTTGTGTTTTCTGTTACAATAGCTAAGTCCATTACTGCTGTTTCGCTTAGATTTGTAATTCTTATATATTTACAATTTTCTAAATCTAAAGCACCTGCACTACCATATACATTGCTGTTAAATGTTGCTATCGTAGTAGTATTAGAATGAGGACAAGTTACTATCCTTTCAAAAGTATCTGTAATACTTCCTACTATTAAAGTGTTTGTTGATCCTCTTAATGCACCATTGACTGTTACACTTTCGGATATTGTTACTGTTAAATCTGCCATATTTTTATTTTTTATCTATTTGTTTTAATTTATTTATTGCCCAATTTATGCCACTAGAACCACCCCAGCCCAACCAAGCTACATAGCCTTTATCTTTCCAAGGGGTTGCTTTATATTCAGGGTTTATTTCTGCATTTTTTTTGTGCCTTTTAAATGAAGCCATACGTGCAATCGTATCTCTTGAAATATTTGATCTTGAGCAAAGCTGATTGGCTCTTGTAATACCAACCCTAGTCATTCCTTTAACCTCATCTCTTCCGTATTCATCTATCCAGCGCAAAACCTTACAAGCATTGTTACTTGCACTTTCAGGATAATCATTATAAGTTTCAAACTTCATACTGATTAAATCTAGCTTTTCTATTACATCATCATAGCTCATAGCTTTATTGTTATTTTTGGTGGTATTATTTGTATCTCTATTTTCCATATCTTAAACTTAAACATTAATATCCTGCACCTAAATCTGTTACAGGTATCAAATCGCCACTTTCATTAGCACAAGTAGTAAAGTCATTCATAACTCTTATGCCCATTGTAAAAGTCCAGCCACAAAGTAAGTTATCAAACCTTTCTTGAAATGGCTCTATTGTAAACTGATCTTGTGCAAAGTATAAAGGTGCATTGATGTCATTTACGCCTAATACTGATTGCCTTGAACTATGTCTTAATAAACCGATAAAGTCCGTGCAAATTTGCAGCGTTTGATTCCATACTTGCTGCTCATTGTTTTTAGGATCAATTAATTTAGTCAAATCTGCATTTTGTTTAGTTTGCCAATTTTCTTTTTCGCTTACTAAATCGCAAATAAATAATTGAAAGTTGTATATCAATTCTGCTTCGCCTGTTGTTACGTTTACAGGGTTTATATGCAATAAAGGCAGCTTTTCCATCTTTTCTAAATTAATATCAAATATATCGCCAACAGATACAGTTGTTATTTGTTGATGATATTCCCCTAATCTACACAAAGTTCCTATTACGTTATTATATGTTTTATTTACTATTGCCATAAGTTTTGACTTTATTTTGCGTATTTAAATCTGTTTCATAACTTAACCAAGTAAACGCTTCAACTACGTTAAGCTTTGTTATTTGTTCTAATTTTGAAATATCTGCATTACACAATCTATAAAATAATCCAAAGTATCCCCACTTTTCAGCAAAGCTTTCTGTAGCTATTGCTTCTTCATTTCCTTGTGCTTCTTTATCAAAAATGATGCCGAAGTCAGACATAACAGATTCACGAAAAGATAAAAAAAAACCAGAGCATTTTGCACTTGTTCTGCTGACATCTTTCGCATCTGTTCGGCTCTAATTGCTATATTACCATCATAAGCTTCAATAGTATAAATACCACTATCTGTTTCTTCTACAATTGGTCTATATAGAATAGCCATTATGTCAGGCAAATTTTTTTGTATGTCTTGCTTTATAAAAGTTTCTATATCTGCCCATTCTCCAAGCGTAATGCTGTCAAGATCAGGGTGGAATCCATACCTTTTGCCATCAATTTGTATTATCCTTTTTAAAGAACTATTTTGATTGTCTTGCGCTTCAGATATTGCAGACATTATAGCAGCAACATCTTTCAATTCCAATCTTTTAATTAAATCTTTAGGAATGTCAGATAAAGCTGCTATTGTTTCTTCTGCTTCTTCACTCTTTGTTCCTTTGTGAAAATGTATTAGTTTCAACCACGTTTCTAAAGTTACATCTTCCCAACTTTTGATTAAATTAAATTCTTTTACCTTGCCTTCCTTCTTAATTTTAATCTTCATATATTAATATAATAGAAATAATTTTATTTTATTTTTTTATGTATCTTTGCTGCTCATTTTAGTTTTATACTCCCCCCACTTTCTTTCATTGTTTTTTTTGTCGTTCTCCTAGTGGGGGGTTTTTTACTGCACAAAATACTTGCCAAAGTTACCATCTATCTCGTAGAACATTCTCATTGCTAAAGCATCTGCAAAGTCAGGAGATCTGCCAATTATGCCTTTCACTAATTCTTTTGGCATTATTTGTAGCTTGTTGTCTTTGTCAGCATCTTTCATTCTAACTTGTTCACATTCTTCTATTATTTGGTTTTTTATATTTATATCTTCACAATTTACGCCTATTTGCCCTTTGTTTATTAAATCAGCTAATTTGTAATAGCATTGTGTTTTTAAGTTTTGGTAGTTTTCGCCTTTTAAAGCCCTTGCATTATTCACAAAACCTTTACAACGCAAGTAATCTTTAACACCACCACCTACACCATCTTCATCAACTATTATGTTTGTTATATTTACTTTGTGTTCTTGTTGCAACAACCTAATATACTCTACAACATCATTTACAGCTGATTTAAGCAATGTTTTTATTTTTATAAGGTATAACCCTTCCCAAAGCATTATTACTGTTTTATCGCTTCCAAATCGCGCTACATCACAACTTATATATTTTTGCCCTTTTACCCCTTTTTGATTAAACATATTTAAAATAGCATCATATTCTATTAGGTTGTCTTTACTTGCATCATACTCCCAATTACCAAAAAGAAGCCTTTGCTTGCTTAATTCATCAAGCGTTTGTAATTGTGTTTTGTAAAACCTAGAAATGTATTTGTTATCATCTACCAAGCTCTGTATAAACTTTCGGTGCGGTTTTTGTTTTCCTTCTTTTGATGGTCTATAATATTGTGTATATACCCAATTCTTAGCAGGGTTACAAGTCATTAACATTTTAGGTATTAATCCATAATCATCAAGCTTATACCTTAATCTTGATGCTACAATATTTTTAGCTTTTTCAGTTATTTGGTTTGCTTCATCTATAAAAGCGCCTGTTATTTCAAGAGAACCTAAGTTGTCAAAATTTCTATCAGATGGGTATAAAAACAAATCTTTTAATAATATTTCTGATTTATTAAAAAAAGTTATAATATTAGAACCCCCATTAAAGTTGTAATGCTTGCCTGCTTTTACACCCCAAGTTTCACACACTTCAAAAAATGTATTTAGTGTTGTTTTCTTTAAAGAATCAAGCTTACTCCTACCCATTAAGAATCTTGTTTTAGGGTATTTTAAACACATTAAAATCAACCAACTACAACCCACCCAACTTTTACCACCGCCTGCTGCACCGCCAAATAAAACTTCTGTTGTTGTTTTGTCAAATAGATATTCTATTGCTTCTTCTTGCGTGTGTGTAAAGTTAGCTTCAATATTCAACACCTTTAATGTTTACGTTAATTTTAATCGGCTCATCACCTGAACTTAAATCTAACTCGCTTCTTTCTATATACCCCCTCTTTTTGCCTTTTGTTTTTAGAAAAAATATAGTAGCTGAAGTATTTCCATCTTTCATTTGTGCGTGTAATTGGCTTTCTCCAAAATCTAACGCAATGTTTTCAATATCTTTAACTGCCTTTGCAAACTCTTCATCATCTTTCAGCCATTTGTAATAAGTGCTACGTGGTATTCCTGCTGACTTACAAGCAACAGTTACAACCCCTAAACTACTTTCTAGTGCCTTAAGCATACTTTCTTTTTTTATGTGTCCACTTTTGTCCATTGTTATATTCCTTTAAACGCTTTCAACGGATAAAAAATTAAAGAGTTTCTATATCCGTTTTCTGCTATTGGTTTTATTGGTGTTACTCCGTGTATGTTCTTCCAAGCAGGATAAACTAACATAGAATTGTCTGCTTGTTCAAATGTAACATTGTAATCAGGAACGTTTAAGCAACCACCATTAGCATTGTTTCTTTTTGTTAGTATAACATTTACTGTTCCTTGTATGTTTCCTGTATCTCTATGAAATGCTGCTGCGATATTAAAGTTTGAAATGCTGCTTGTATATATATTTCCAAATTTCCATTGTTTTTTTACATCCTTAAATAATTCTATTTGCCTTTCGTAAATTTTTGGTGTTAATTGTTTTATTATTTTTTCAGCTTCTAGGCAAGACCCCCACATTGCTTTTATAAATACTTTTGCTGATGGTTCTCTATGAACAGGTGTTATACTTGGATAAGGCATCCTCATATGTGGTTTAGGTGCTCTACTTCCAAGAATAGTGCTATATTGAGTTACTAAATTTTTCCCCTCTATTTGCCTTTTTAATTTATCTTTTTTGCTTCCTTGAGGTCCTCTACTCATTTCTGTCTTAGGCACATTATCACTTCTAAATTCTTTGTTAGCAATAGCAATTAGTGCAGCTAGTTTTTTACTGTATTTTGTTACATCTTTAATATAAAAGCCAATAATTTCACCATCTAATTCTAATAAACAATCTTCCTTTACATTAGGTTCGTGGTATGGACATTCCTTTCCTATTTTTATATTATGTTCTACTTGCTGTAATTTTAATGTTTTCATATTCTTTTATTTTTAACAAACATTCGTTTGAATTATCTACTAATATATTTTCATTTATATTTGCAACCCTTGTTTTAATTGTTTTTAATTGCCTTTCTGTTTGTTGGCTTCCACGTTTTAACCTGCCAGCCTTCCCATCTCCTTTTATTTTTATGATATAAGGTTGAGCAGCTTTTATAAAGTTTTTATTCATAAACCTGTCGCCCTCAAAAACACCTATTTTTTTTTGTTTATTTATGTATATAAGCATTTTATCTAAATCCTTCATTACTGCCATACTTAATCTATCGCTTCCTTCAAAAGTGCTGTTATCATATTTGCCAACAATTATATATTTTTTGTTTTCGTGAAAATAAAACAAACCAAGTTTATAAGCTTTGCAGTTTTTTATTAACTGTTTCATTACCCAAGTTTTTCCAACACCACATTCTCCAACAATTAATATCATAAATTTTTAAAACAGTTTAAAACAATTAAACCAACATCTTTGCCTTCTTTTCTTGTTTTATTTATTAATGATAAGGCTTCTTCATAATGTTCAGGGCTAAACTCTATTTGTATAGCCCTTTTAACACCCTGCTCTTTTTCATACAGTTCAGAACCTACTTCTATATCTTCTAAAACAGAATAGTCAACAGCTTCTTCAGGTTGCCAAACATCCATCCCCCATTCAGCAAGTATAACATTATCCCATTCGTTTCCTAACATATTCCAATCCCATTCACCAAACCCTACATTATCTTTTACGATAAACTCTTGCTTCTGTTCATCAGTTAATCCTTTTGCAATTTTTATAGGCACTTCTTTTATACCTGCTTCTATGCAGGCTTTGTAACGCATATTGCCACCTAGTATAGTCATATCTTCATCTACTATTATTGGTCGGAGTTCTAACATTTCAGGAAAATCTTTTATACTTTGAACAAGTTTTTTGAATTTGTGTTCTTTAATTAATCTAGGGTTGCTTTCGTTTGGTTGTAATTTATTTATTTTTGTTTTCATAGGTTTTAATAATATTTATTTTTAATATTTTGCGCATCTTCTGCTAAAGCTGTTGCTAAATTTTTTCTTTAATTCAGTAGTTATAGATCTACTTAATAGTTGTTCAGTAATGTTAAACTTGTCAGCTATTATTTTTAATTTTATATTAGGGTTGTCTAAATAATACTTAACAGCCTTTGCTTTTAAAGTTTTTAAATATGCTCTTGATCTTCTTTTTCTCATTAGTTAAAAGATTCATTTATACCTCTTTCTCCTACTAACTTTTCTTTTGCACTATCCCATAATTTGTCGTGTCTTTTTTTTGTGCTTAAAGATGCTTCTGTTCTTATTAAGCTAGGCATACCTTCTTCAGGTTCTGCTTCCATCCAAAGTCCGCACTCGCATAAAGCTTGTATAGTTCTCCACCTACCATCTCTTAGAGCAATAGTTTGCTTTCCAATTTCTTCTTGGTTACCGCATTTACATTTATATAGTGTCATTCTACTAATTTTCCTGTTCTTGTTTTACTATTTTCATTTAATCTTTCTAATTCAAAGTGCAAAACATTAATTGCTTTCTGTATATCTTGTTCTGGAGGGCTGCCCTCTTTATTTCCTGCTCTAAGTATGTATTGAACTGCTTGCGCCTTCCAAGCATTTAGATCAAAATCATCTACTATATCTTTAGCTGAATAACCATATAGCTTTCCTGTATAATAATGAGGTTGTCGGTTTTTTTTGTAATTCATTTGTTTCTTTTGTTTTTGTAATTATAATACAAGTAGCTTATAATTGGTGTTCCAAATATTAAAGTGATTAGGCTTGGGTGTGGTTCGCCACAAAGCCCTAGAAAATGTTTAAAAAATTCAATCATTGTATTTGTCATATAGTTTTTTTATTCCATCATAACAAGCTGACAAACAAGAACCACAATTAGTTCCTGTATTATAGTTTGTATTATATATTGTGTTATACGTCTCTATCATTCTTTTTTTTGCTGCTTGGTTTTTAGCCCTTCCTGTTTTTAAATCTTTCCACATATCTAATATTTCATCTATTATTTCTTGCGGCAAATCATCAGGGGTTTGTATTTCAGTTGTTTTTTGCCACTTTCCCTGACCACAGCCCATCGGTGCTAGTCGTGCTTTGATCTTCATAAAGCACCCACAATCTTTACAAGTTCCTGTTGGTTTAAAATAATAAATACAACTTTTGCATATTGCTATCCTATCTTTATATACTTCATTAGGAACAAAAAACTTATTCACTTTTTTTACTTTTATATGTTACAACTTTATCAGGATAGTCAAACCCAAATTGCATTACAAAACTGTTTTTCTTTATTGGATCATACATCTTCATTGAGTTCTTTTTTAAGTATTGTTCTTACTTTATCTATTGTTGTATATATACTGTTTCTGCTTATGTTTGTTTTAGCACTAAGTGAATCAAGCGTGTTATCTTCATAATAATACAATTCAAATAACTGCTTATCATACCAACTTAACTTGTCCAGCTCTTTATCTATCATTTCTAATTTAATTAAATTTGTATTGTCTATTTTTTCATTTGGCACATTTGATAAAGCCTTATAATAATTAGCATTAGCTGCATAATCAAGGTTAGTGCAAGATTGACTAACAGTAGCATTAAAGCTATCAATATGTGTATAATACTTTTCATACTTATAATAAAAACTACTTCTTTTGCTTCTTAATGCTCTTCTTAAAGCTACTGCACCATATCTCGTTATTCCTTCTATTCCATCTTTTTCATATATATTCTTAATGGTTTCAGGGTTTGCTTGTAAAAAATAAAGCATTAATTCTTGGACTGCTTCATTCACTTTATTTTCATCTGTTGTTAAACCATAAGCCATTGATCTAAATTTATCTGTTAGCTTAGATATTTCTATATAAATTTTAGTCATTCTTAGGTTCTAGTTCATATAGCTTTTCTGCTACTTCGTGTATCATTTGTTCAAGCAAAACTTTATAAGCCCTTATTACTGCTGCATTTTTTTTTGTTTCTATTCCTGCAAAAAACCCATTTGTTGCAACTGATAAATTAATAGGTATTACCATAAGCCAATCATAAAAGTTTCCATTCTCTTTATTTCCTGTTCCATAATTATTTGAATAATCTATAATAATATCTATTACTTCTAAATAATTATTGTATCTGTTTTTTGATGATACATCTTCTGCAAAGTTTTTGCACATTAGTAAATACGCTTCAATTATACTTTTGTGCTGCTCGTTTGCATATATTGGTTTTAGCATTGTCCAAAGTTATAAAAAAAATTATTCTATACCTTTTTCTTTTTTTAAGTTTTTAACAGCTTCTTTGTAATAACTTATCTTTTCTTCGTAATCAACTCTTGAAAACTTTTGAATTTGTCTTGCTTTATATTGTAATTCTTCAGCAGTTCCTTCTCCATACTTTGCGTCAATAGCTAAAGCGAAGCGATACTGCTCACCCCCACGAAACATATTACACGCGACACATTGTGTTGAACAATTTTGTTCGTCATAACGAGTTGCCATAAAACGCCGAGATTGGAAATGACCATTTTGCATACCTGATTTGTAATAGGAAACCTTTGAGCAAGTTGTGCATTGAACCATACCCTCATTAGTTGAATCTCTTAACCTTATGTAAAGGCTAAACCATTTGTCTAGTTCTTTTTTTAGCTTACTTATTGTTTTCATATATATTGCCACCATATTTAGGTGTGCTATCAGCATCAATCATTCCCTTAGATTTCTCAACACAATTTAAAACAATATCTCCCTTTGAAATGTTTTTTATTAAGCGTTCCCATTTATGATAGTTTCTAAAAGCAGTATAGATACAAGTTCTATAAGATTTTTCTCCATCATTAAAAAATAAGTAATACATATCGCCACCAAATTTAGATGGCATTTTTTTTTGGTTTTTGTAAATTAATTTCATCTTAGTTCTCTTATTAGCCACATTACAATAGCTGTTATTATTACCCAACCGATCATTTTAATAGTTTTATTTTATCTTGATAAAAAGGAACGTCTTTCATTCCTAGTGTATGAACTTGATGATAAGCATCATCAATTACTTTTTTATGTGCATAAACCCATTTGTAAAAAGTTCTAATATTTAAAAATGGTTCATCTTTACCGAACCTAACTCCTTGATGGAAAGCATCTTGCACTTGATTAAAAGTTAAATTCATAAAGCGTTTTTCAGTAATTAAATCTTGTGCAAATATCTTGCTTAAATTAGCTAGTGTTTCTCTATCTGTTTTATGTCCTATTTCTACCCCTGTTTTTGCAACAAGATCAAGCACCTTTTCAGTTAGCTCTTTTAAGTTTTCGTTTTTAAGTGTTTTCATAATAGTTTTTTAGCTTCTTGCCATTCATTAATTTGTGAATGTAACTTACCCATAGTTGTATTATTTGTTTCTCTACGTTCCCAAGTTCTTACACAAGCTTTCCAATCTTTCATTTTGTTTTTACCTATTTGCCAATTCTTACTTTCATAAAAATCTATAAAAGCTGCTGCATCTATATTATTATTGCGTAAGATACAATAATTTTTAACTTCATCTAAAGTTGGTTTTTTAAAACGCTTCTTATTATTACTATATGTAATATTATTATTATTTATATTTATATTATTATTATCTCTTAAATTTTTTTGTGGGGGTGTCTTAACTAATTTTATGTGCCTAGACAAAATCTCTTGGCTACCCTCTTTAAATATATTGTGTCTTGTAATAAAATTGTTATCATCTAAAATCTTTAACCAATTTTGTATAGAAGTTTTACTTACATTGTATAGTGTAGCAAAGTATTTAGTTGAAGCTGTGCATTTACCATTCATATTACATAGTGCTGTTATTTCTGCATAAAGCAATTTAGCGTTAGGTGTTAGCTTTTTGCTGTATCTTACATCAGCAGGAATAATAGCGTAATAGTTAGGTTTTACCATTATATAATCTTTACTGTATAGTGATAATTGTTCAGAGCTAAACTAATATTTTTTAATTGATTAATATAATCAAAGTAAGAAGTTTCTACAATACAAACAGCTTCGCCACTTTTTACTTCTAGTAATACTTCAGAAATTTTATTTTCAACTACTTTTATTTTATTTTTTATTAAGTGGTTTTTTAAATGGCTTTTACTGACAAATATGTTTTTTTGCCCTTCCATATTTTTATATTCTTGATAAATCTTAATAAAAGTATTTCTATAAATATCACAATTTTTAAACTTTTTTTTGTGTGTATTTTCATAGTGGTATGTAGAAGTCCTATCTTTCATAAGAACTTTAGCTATAACATTTCTATCTATGTTTTCTTCTGTTAATGCTATATAACAAGCTGAAGCTCTAGCTGCTTGTAAGTTTCTACTTCTGTTTTTAAAAGATAAAGAACCCTCTTGCAGCCCTGAAACCCTTGTTGCAATACTGCAAATAGCTTTAAAATCTAATTCTTGTGTCATCTTAAAAAGGAACTTCATCAGAAGTTATAAAATCAGTTGGCTTTTTAGCATTGCTTTGATTTGTAAAATGATAACCATCAATGTTATGATAGTATTTACCGTTGTATTCTCTTGAATAAACATTACACAAAATAGCAACCTCCATACCTACTTCTAACTTATTTAAATGCTTTATCTTTTCTTCTCCAAAAGCACTTACTGCAATTAAATTGTTAAATTCGTTACCATTATCTATAATAACTGTTTGTTTTTCCCAAGGTTTACCAGCTTTACTTGTTCCTGATTCTGCTTGTAGTTTTTTTACTAATTTTCCTGTTACTTCCATATTTATTTGTTTTTTATGATTTTTAAAATTGTTTGTAGTTTTTCTCTTGATTCAATAAGTTGCATTTTTAAATTAAGATTGTTTTCTTTTACCCTTTGATTTTCTTTAAGCAAATATTGAATTTGATCGTTTTCTTCTAAAGGTGTGTTAATACTGTTTTTTGGCATATAATTTTCCATATTTAATTATTTAGTTAATAAAAAAGAAAGTGAAAAGGAATTGATAATACCACAAAGTATAACTGCAATTATAAATTCGTATATATCTAACCTTTTCACTATCTATGTTATTTCTTTTTAAAATCTTCTGATTCATCTTCTCCAAACACCCCTAACTCATAAAAGCCTGTAAGCTTTAAAACCGCCCTGCTCATTGCCCTTTTTTCAGCCATCTCCATTACATACCAAGTATTACAATTACCATCTTTAAAGCCACCTTTTAAAGCTGATCCAAAAGTTTGTATTGATGTGTCATTTTTTGTAGCGTTTGCTTTTACTACACAAAAATCCCTTTCACAATTTATAACTTCATAATTAATACTTATATTTTCTATTGCTTGGATTTTATCTATACCACTTCTTGTAATTATGATATAGTGCTGATGTTTAAAAACATCATCTGGAGTTAAGTTATAGTAGTTATACTTCTCCTTAATTAGTTCTGTTTTCATTTGTTTTCATTTTAGTTAATAATTGTGTTAAAAATACAAAATTTATTTTACTCAAAATTGTTGTATTATAAAAGATTCACCATTTTCAAACCCCCAATAAAATGTAGCATCCATAATACTTTCTTTATCAGGAAAATCTTCTTGGTAATAATCTAACCAAAATTCTTCCATATTTTCATATTCTATATATTCACAACAAAATGCAATAGGATCAAATTCTATTTCTTCTCCTGTATCTTCTTCGTAGCTAGTTAGCATATCATATAATTCTAACCTGCCTATTGGGCTAAAGTTGTTTGGCCTGTGTTCTGCAAACCAACTTGCAAATTCATACCTGTTTATTGTTGTTTTCATTTCGTTTTTATGTGTTTAATTAAACATTCTTTAATATATTCTATTTGTTCTTTGTCTATCCAATTAAGAAAGTCATAAGCATCAAAACATACTTGAAAATCGTTACCAAATTCATCTGTTCCTCTTAAATATAGCTCACCCTCACAACATTGAAAAGTATTTAAGTTGTTCATTGCTTTGTGTATTAAATCTGTTTTCATATCGTTGTTATTAAAGCTTTGTTATTATTTTGTTTATCATACATTTTCTTATACTCTTTGAGCTTGTTTTCTACAACCTTATTTTGTTCAATAGCTTCTTGTTCTCCAAACCTGCTTTTTAGATTTTCATACCAATAAGAACCTTTAGGCTCAACCTTGTAGTTGTAACATTCATCAACATTCATTCCTGTTAGCTTTAAATATGTATCTAAAGCTTCATTAATTTGTTCTTGTGTTCCAAATATTCTAATACTTGGTTCTACTTTCTTTAAGTCTGCAAACCACCCTTCTTTAGATAAGCTGGAAATTGCTTTATATACTCCATTGTTATAGAAATGGAAATCTTGTGCTAGTAATTCCATTGTGTATTGTCTTTAAAGTTATAGTATTCAGTTTTAATTTTAACAAACAAATCTATTATTTGTTCATCTATTTGTTTTGATAATAAAAATGCTTGCTCTTTATAATTTAAGCACTTTAATAAAGAAACAAGCGTTCCATTTACTTTGTTAAGCCAAACAGGGTTTTCTTTAATTACATCTAATATAGATACAATAGCTTCTTTTTTGTTAGTAGCTTCTAACATTGTGTAATTTGTTTTCATTTTAATTTTATTTAATTTAACTTTAATTTACGTGGCTAAATTACAGGTTTTATTTTACTTACACAAATTTTTAACTAACTTTTTAACGCTTTTTTTAACATTACTAGGTAAAAATTTTTATAAATTCAATAGTAAAATAATAAAAATTATAAGAAAATATAGGGTGTATAACTGCCAAGTAGTTTCTTTTTCCACTATAAAGGCATTAAAAGATTAAGGGGTGTTTTGCCATTGTTTATGATAACAGCACAACCAACAGCAGGTCGTTTTCCATATTTAGCATAAGCCATTGCATAAGACTTGTGGTTGATCCCACAACCAACTTGCGTTCCAAATACTCTAAAGTTTTTACCTACATAATGTTCTGTGTAGCATTGTGTATGTAAATGCCCTTGAACAGTGTTCATCATGTCTGCCCTACATTTAGTTCTAGCAGTTCCGCCTTCCCCATGTATGTATTGAACCCCATCTTGTTCAAATCTTTCAACAAAATCCCAATTAGGAGTGCCTAACACTTCTTTATAAGATTTTATCCATTTGCTAGGTATTGCTGAAGTTTGTGCCTTCCTCATTATTATGCGGTCATGATTTCCAATGATAACTTTAGTTCCAGGCTCGTTGAACGCCTTATACCATTTAGATATTTTATTAGTAGCTAATTCAAGCTCTTCTAAGCCGCCCATTCCATCTGCTGATGTTTCGTGGTAGGAACTATAATGATTGTCAATTATATCGCCTATAAATACTGTTTGTGTGCAATTATAAGCTTCATATTGTTCTAAACAGAAATCTAAGTAGCCATCTAAGCAAAATGGCTCGTGCAAGTCGCCAACAACTAGGACATTCCTAGTGTCAGCTTCTCGCATTTTTTTTAAAGCCACAATTTCATGTGGTTTTAATCTGTATCTATTATTTCTTTGATTTTCCAAAATCAGCTAAAGATTGACCGCCTAATATAGCGAGTAAACTCCAATAAATTTTAGATACTGAATCTTCATCAACTCCTAGATAGTTTGCAATCATAGGAACTAAGATTGATGAAATTCCTAACCACACCTTCTTAGAAGATAATAGTTGTGTAATAATGTAATTTTTCATTCTTACCTGTTTTTAATTATTAATTTAATATTCTTGCCACCCAAATTTATAATTTCTTTCATAAGTAAATCCATAGCTAAAGTTGAATTATAAACAATGTTATGTTGGCTTCCTTGTCCTACTAGAATACACCCTCTTGAATCTTTAGCAGTATTTCCCCTATGGAATAGTATATAATCTCGGTTTGGCACTTCTTCAACTAATAAGTGCAAATAATCTCTAGTTGCACTTTCTCTAGGGTATCTCATTCTTACTGAATATTCTCCAGCAGGAATACTAGAGATACTTCTTTTATTGTCTTTATAAGGCAGTTCTAAAGTATCACAAAACCTTTCTCCGTTTACAAAAAGTTCTCCTATAATGCTTTCATCTGTAAACATTTCTCTTATTATTAAGAGGTTTATATGAACTTGATTAGAGATAGTAGGCTTTGTAGATTTTACACCCTTTAACCTCTTTAACAAACTCCTTACGCATTTTAACATCTTTTTCTTTTTCTTTGTTAAACTTAGGATTTGTGCTATTTAGTTTACGTTTTTTCATTTGCAACATTTAGCATTGCAATCACAACAACCAAAGCAATATATTTGCCCTGTTAGTTTATAGATTAATTTACATAAAAATTTTATCATTTTTTGAATTTTACGAATTTATAAATAGTGAAACTAATTGCTAATATTAGTGAAATTAGAGTTAATACTTCATTGCAATCAGTTATACTGAAACCAATTGCTGAACCATTAGCTATTCCGACTTGAAGCGTGTCTTTTAGATCGTTCATTTGTATTTGATTTAGGCTTACTTTCCAAGTAGGATTTTAGCTTAGTTATATTAATTTTTTTTGGTTTGTAGTGTTTCTTCATTATATACTAGAATCTAAGAAATCTCTTAAAGTTAATTTAGTTCCTTGCCGCATTGGTCTTTCAAGGTTCATTCCTGCATAGTAAGCATTTTTGTCAGGAGATACATCTGCACCACTATTTGTTGAATATTCAGGGAAACTAGAATTGTTATTGCATATATATTCTATCATCCTTTCTGTATAATATTCAGCAGTATTTCTAACTTCTTCTCTAAGGTGCTGGCTTTCTTCAGTTGTTAAACTATTACCTGTTTCTGATGTTTTAGAATATATATTACCATTCTCAATCTTAAACCTTAAAAATGGAATAGCGTGATAAAACGCCCAATTAGGCAGCATATCGCCTATGTAATCATCTAGCAAAGTTTTATAAGCAGCATTAGCAACATTGCCTATTGTTCCTGCTGTTATTAAATCTTTTAGTTTTTGATTAAGCTGTGTTCCAAGCTTTGTTTCTACATAAAGCTTCTGCGCCTGCCTAACATAAGGAAGTAGTATGTTTGTATCTACATTTAAATTGATTGCAGTAGATTCCTTTAATTTCTGTTCTGATATAAATAATACGTATGACATATTTAGACGTTTTTATATTTTTCTATTAGTTCAGGGTTTACAAAGCCGTGAGTTGGCATATCGTGTGGTGCTACTGAAACTTCGGCTGCATTTCTAGGCAATTTTACACCCCTACTTCTTGCTTCTGTTGATGATATTATTTTATCAGAATTTTTTGGCCTATTACCCTCTTGAACTAAAATAACTCTAAACCATTTATGCTTGCATAGTGCGCCACCTTTCCATTTCCAGATTGAATAAGTATTTGCACCATAAGCACCCCAGCCTGGATTGACAGCTCTTCTGCCCATTGCAATTATATCTTCTTTACGATAAATCTTGTTAGCATTAGTCATTTTTTTACAAAAATCTCTTTCTCCAACACGAGTGCCTGTATATCTATACCTTACCCTGTAAATATCATCTTTATATTTTTCCTGTTTACTAACTTGGTCTTGGCCTGATTTTCTATTAGGATATGCTGAACCTGTTGATGCAAATTCGTAGTAATCAGCATTTAATTCTTTTTGAAAATCGAACTCTGCTAATTCTTCTTCTGCATCTTCTTCACTAATTATTTCCCACCCTTCAGGTATATCTTCTCCAAATTCTTCAATACATTTTTCTAGCTCAGTTTTTTCTGCTTTCATTTCAGTAGCTTCACTATGCCCTTCACAAGCCATATAAACAGTTCTGCCCTCGTATTCGTGTTCGTGATACCCTGAACACCCTAAAGTTTTTGCGTGAGCTTCAGCTTCTTCTATTGTGCTAAAAACAGGTTGTCCATCAATCATTCCAACTTTAGCCATTTTTACTTCTTGTTCAACTGTCGCTTCATTTTCATCAAGCGGTGCAAGCCCTATATCCTCTCTAATTTCATCTTGAGTCATTACTTCACGTATAGTTTTAGAATCAAATTGAACAGTAATTGGTTTTAACTGAACAAATTCTACTTCTAAATCCATATTGTTCACAGAAAATATAGTTTGTAAAGTATCTAAGATGTTTAATTGAAATGGCCTTACAACTGTATTAGTATAGAAGTTCGCAGCGTTTATAAGCTCATCTGTGTTGCTCGAGAACCCATTAGTGCTATCTATCCCTAAAAGTGTCTTAGAAGTAACCCTATGCCCTGTAAGAATGTTTTGAACAAGCAACTCTTGGAGTGCTAAATACTGCTTATCAGCATCAGAAACACTTATAGGGGTTATTTCAGGTGTTCTAGTTTTATCATCTGAAAATGTGAGAATAAACTTGCCACTATTTTTAGCTCCAGTAAATTTATCTGTTAAACTTTGTTCTATTTGTCTGCGTTCTTCTGCTGTTGGTATTCCGTTCGCAAAACTGATGAAATAAGAACCACTAAAACCATTCTCTATATTGTTAAGGTGGAACTCGGCTACTCTTTGATCTACTAAAGCCCAATTACAAGCGGCTATATAATCAGGAGTGTGATATATATCCATATTAGGAGAATAAGCACCTGTGTAGATTAATTGACTACCTGAAGTTCTATCATTTACATTAAAAGCTGCAATAGGATAAGGTTTATGCGTTCTAACATTACCCCAATCTGCACTTATAAAATAAGTATCTACTTTACCCATTGCATTTGGCCGCCCTGCTCTTACCCTCTCAACTGGAACGTGATAGATTTCTGCAATTTCTGTTCTTTCTCTATTCCATACAACGTGCAAAGCGTAAGCACCTTGAAGCTTAAAATCAAACGCTACTTTTTTAATTACTTGGTGTAAGCTTTCTTTTGAGTTTGCGTGTCGCATAAACTTTTTTAGCTTAACGTAAGCTTCTAAATTTACATCATCATCAGCAACTATTAAATCTTCTCCTGCAATCATTTCAGCAGTTCCGTTAATAATAGCAGCGTGTGTAGAAGAATTATAATATAAATCAATTAGGAATTGAGGATATAAGTTTCTCCAATCATCTGTTCCGTATTCTATATAATCACGACCACGCACCTCTTGTATTATTGGTGCTGTTGCTGTTTCTAAGTTGATTGAAATAATATTGTCTTTCATAATTTTTATTTTATATTCCAGATAGTCTTGAGTTTACATTAGCAATTAAAGTAGCATTTGTATCACTAAAAATCTGTATTTCTTCTACTGTTCCATCATAAGGGTTTACATCAGTAGCCCTAACACCTATCGCATCAATTAAACAATCCCCTGCTAAAGTTTGTGGACTTTCTTGTGCTGTTCCGTTATGATATAAAGTAATAACATTTGAAGCGTCACGACTTATAACAATATAGTCATCTCCAAAGCTGCCTTCGCTTAAATTTAGATTTTTTGAGCTACCACCTATTTTAATTACTATTCTTGTTGATGTTGAGTATTTAATAAACTCATTGGAAGTCGTATTATCTCCAATAATAACAACATTAGTTGCACTTGGATTTGCCCTGAAACCAATTGTAAATTTGCCATCTAAAGTAATTTGACTAGATGTTTGTAAGTTTTCAGAATTACTTGCATCAAAAGTTAAAACCCCATCTTCTGTATATGCAGGTTGTTCACTTGCAGTTGCTTGAACCATATCGTGATTATTGCTTGAGCTATCTGCCCATTCACTAACATCTGAATCATTTAAAGTTATACCTGCTGCGTTTTTATACCAAGCTACTAAACTTGTTTCATCATCAGGCGACCAGCCGCCACCTCTTGGCATTGATACTAAACTTTGACCTAATCTTAATATTTTCATTACTCTTTATATCCTATTGCTATACCACTTGTGAGTGTCATTGCCGTAATATTCATAAAAAGAGTTGTTCCTGCTGGTAGAGTAGTTTGTAAAGCGGTTACATTTGTAACACTTGCTGCTGTTATTGCACTTACTGCACTTTCAACAGGAAAGTAAACAGCGTAAAAATCTTTACCTGTTACTGCACCTGTAAATACTTCTGTTCCATCATTTTTACCTAATTGTTCTGATAAGAGTTGTTGCACATTTTCTATTGCCATAATTTTTTATTTTTTATCCTGTATATATATAATTTGTTTCTTCAATGCTTGCTGATAATTGTGCTTGTGTTGTAAACCCACCGCCTGTTAATTCTATTGTAGGCCTTGAAGTGTAGCCATTACCTGCATTTGTTATTGTTACTGAATTTACTTTACCACCTGCAATATCACAAGTAGCTGTTGCTTGTTCTATAAACCCACCACCTGTAATTTCAATAGTAGGTGCTGAAGTATATCCTGTTCCACCACTTACAATTGTTATAGTTTGAACACTTTTTCCGTTTTGTGTATAAGATACTTCTTCTGTTCCTGATTTTTCTGATACATACATTTTGCCTTTTGTAACTATTCCTTGAACTGAACCATTTTGCCCCAAAGGATTGAAAACAAATGTTTCTGTTGCAGGTGCTGTATTTGCACCAATAGTTCCACCTTTTAAAAATGCTACTTCATAAACTTCATATTTATAAAAACCAGCTTCTAAGTTTACTTTGCCCTCAAAAACATTTGGAACTGCATTATATTCAAAAGTTGCCAATGTATATCTGTCAAAAATAACTTCTTTTTTAGCATAAGCATATTGAACTGATCTATCCATATCATTAGTAAATTTAAACAAATGTGCAATAGTATAATTGCTAGATGTTTGTATTCTATTGTCCTTTGTTTGAACGTATGCTGCAAAATTAGTTTCTGTTGTTGCTTGTATCATATATTAATATAATAGAAAAGTGCCGTTTTTATTTGACTTATAAAAGAAAAGAGTGGCAAAAAACCACTCTAATCAAGAATATATGAAAACTACTAAGAATATTAATCTATATCTACTGATACGTTTGTAAAACCGCCATTATCAAATGGGTTTGTATCATATGGTGCTACCATTGGTGCTGGTTTAGTTTCCATTCCATCAAAGGTAAGGCTGTAACCGTTTTGATCTCCCCAAGCTGTTCCACTAACTTCAGTTCCACTATTAAGATACATACCATTAGCAGCCCCTAAGCAAACTATCTGATCTTTGCCGCCAACTTGTTGCCATAATTGAGCAAAGACAACTACTTTAGTTTTAGCTAATTTTTCTAATTCTGCCGCATCTTCTTTAGTTAATTGATTAAATACTAAAGTTAATTGTGGAGCATACATTATAGTTCCTGTTTCTCTAGTTCCTGTAATTGTTTCTGTAAGTGATGAAGTTCCAATTGGAGTAGCGTATCTTTTTAATCCTGTTCCTACTCCCATTTCAATATCTGTAACCTCTCCTGAAGATACTACGATACCTGTTCCGTAAATCTCTCCTGTTGAAGCGTTAGCATTAAAATCATCATAAACACCAAAGTAAACATACTTAATACCCCCTTGTATTCTATCGCAGGTAAGTCCTCTACCTTTTGTAAGTGCTGTGCAAGCCATATTTTTTTATTTTTTAAGGGTTAAAGTAGTGAGGGTTTTTACACCCCCACTTCTTATATTAAGTTTATTATGATAAAAGAACAACATCAGCACCGATACCAACTTGTGTTCCTGCTGAATATCTTGCTACTACTCTCATATTATCCGATCCGTCCAATTGTGACATATCTAGCATTTGGATTCTAGTTTGGTCAGAAAGCAAGTCAGTTCCAAAGAAAAGATTTGATTTTTCTGCTGCTACTAAAACATTATCTGACATACCGTTACAAACTGCTAATTTTATACCTTCAAAAACTGCATCATAATCTCCGTTCATTGAGTAAGCGTTTACATAACCTAAAGTAGAGATTGCTGAAATGTAAAGCCTGTAAGATTTAGGCGACATATAAATATATAAGTCATCTTTAGTATAAACAGTAGATGGTATAGCTGCTGTTAAATTCTGTAATTCTGTTATAATGTAACCTGCTGCTGTTGAATCTGCTGTAAAATTAGCACCTTTTGCCACATCAATAACTGAAGTGTTTGTTACTAAGTGTCCATCAGTAGGGTGAACAAAACCAACAAATTCTCCATTTGCCGTGCTGTTACCTTTCCAAACACTTGTTTCCGTTGCATTTGCAATAATTTCTCCTAAATAAGAAATAACATAGTCATCAAAAGATGCTGGAGGTGGTGCGCCTGCACCTGCTCTCATTTCTGCTGCTTCCCAAGATTCTAATAGATTCTTCTTACATAAATCTATATTAACTTGTAAGTTCTTAGGTTCAAGAACTGCTTCTGTCAAAGTTAAAGTTCCTGATTCAGTAAAATTACACGTAGCATTACGAACAATCAGTTCGTGTGACATTTTTTGTATGTTACTCTTATATTTTATATTTTCTATCATTGTCAAGAACTCCATTGAGTTTGCTTGATGTAGTGCCGCAGAGATATAGAATCCTGCCGCTTTCCCTGCATAATTACTTGCTGTTGCGTCTAAAGCCATTTTTTTCTTTTTTTATTATTAAATTAATTAATTGTATAACTTATATAAAAACTTTTCTTGTTTAGAAAGTTTGTTATATTCTTTTTTGCTTAATTCAGTTTTTTCTGAACTAAATTTATTTGTATTTAAAGGACTATCAGCAGGACTTGCCGCTAATTCCGTTTTAAGTTTTTCGTTTTCAGCTTTTAAGTTTTCTAATTCTTCTTCTGCTGAAAATTCTACTACTTCAGTAGTTTTAGTAGTTACTGTTTTTGGGCTTTCTGGTTTTTCTTCTTCAATAGTGTCAGTAGTTTCTTCTTGCATTTCTACTTCTTCAGAATCACCCTCACCCATTCTTTCTTTAAGGTCTGCTACTGCATCCATTAAATTATCTACTTTATCTTTCATTTCTTCATAAGACTTTGCCCAATCAGCTTTTTCTGCTTCCGATTCAGGAAACTTAAATTCTACTGCTTCTGTCATTTCTTCTTTGTCATCATAACCTGCTTCAACTTCTTCTTCAGTTTCGCTTTCAATAACTTCGCCAACTACCCCTTCTTCTTCAACTCTAAAAGATACACCATCTTCTGTTTTATAAGTTCCAACAGGTAAAGGTATTGTAGTTCCATCTTCTGTCAAAACAGAAACATCTACACCTGATTCTAATTCTTCAGCAGTTGAAACATATATAGTTCCATCTTCGCCTTTAGATTGCCAAGCTAATTTTATTTCTTCTTCGGCTTTGTTTAAGCCAAGTGCTACTAATATTTGTTCTTTAATGTCCATAGGTTCTTTTTTAATATAATAGAATAGTTATTTATTTATTTGATTTTCGCGTATTATCTCATTTAAAGCTTTAAGTATTTCTTCATCAGTTGGTGCTTTTTCTGACATCTTTTCCATTTTGTCAGTAAAGTAACCCTCTATACTTAGGCCTTTAAGGTTGCCATCTTTTATATCTTGCCACAAGCTGTCATTATCTATACGCATCTTAACGAACCAAGTGCCATTTGGGAGGTCGTAGCCATAAAGTTTTGACTTATCCATATCGCCCTCTTTTATCCAGCTTTCAACTGTTAAAACACCTGATACTCTTTCGTTGTGTTCTTGTGTAGCTTTGTGATGATTGTTATGTTTTAAATAAAGTTCACTTGCTTTTCTGACTGTATCAGGACTAAAATAAACATAATATTCCTTATCAGTATTTGGATCATATCTAAATATTTGCTTGTTAGGTATTAAAGCAGGGCTAACTAACATTCGCTTTTCTTCATCTACTTTAGCAAATGTTAAGTTATTCTTTTCTTTTCCAAAATACACAAAATCTTGTTCAATTGCAGGTGCTGATACTAAGCTGATAGCATCAATTGCTAAAGATTCTGATTCATCATCAATAACTAATTCTACAATAGAAGTAGTTTTTTCGTAGTAATCTTTATTATCTTCTTGACATTCAGTTAATGTATCATATTTACATTCTCCTGTATTGCCAAATTTATATTTTCCGTTTTCACATTGTTTACAAGGCATATTATATAATAGATTTAATTAATATTTATTTGATTTTTAAATTGTAGCCCTTCTTCTTATGTTGGCTAATTGGTCTTGGCTATTTGTCATTTCATCAGTTACTACAAAGGCTTTAACAGGTTCAGGTGCAATACCACCGCCTAATTCAAATTGTCCTGACATCATTTGGGGTGCAGGGGTTGCTGAAGCTGCACGACCACCACCACCACCACCGCCTGCTGTTGGTTTACCACCACTCATAATCTTTTGTAATTGAACTGCACTAAAAGCACCTGCTAAACCTGCTTGAATATATGGAAAGGCAGGAAAAGCTATTGTTGCTGGGGATTGTAAAGCTGTTGTAAAAGCATTTTGAACAGCTTGAACCCCTGCTATTGTTGTTTCAGTTATTGCTACTGCTTTGCCGATTGCTGATCCTTCTCCTGCAATAGCTGCTGCTAATTTAAGACCTTGCATACCTATTGACTTTTTAGCTGCTAAAACTGCTTCATCTGACCTTTTTCTATCTTCGTTTTGCGTTTTATAAGTTTCAAGAGCAGTATTATCAGCTTGTATAATCTCCTCATTTGTTTCTGCAACTAAACTAGGCATTTTAGTTAGCGTTCCCATTCTTTCTGCATCAGCAGCTTTTAGCTTTTCTAAAGCTTCTAGTTCCTTAGCTTGTCCTTCTTGTTTTATTGAGTTTATTTTATTGTTTAGCTCTATTTGTTTAGTAGTTGATTCTCCCCTAATATTTGCTAAATCTATTTCTAGTTGTGCAAGTTTGTCTAAATCCTCTTTTTGTGGCTTAATTGTTTCATGTCTTAATTTTTCTAATCTAACTGCTTCGGTTGCATTAGCAATATTTCTATCTAATAAATCGTTTTCAATTTTAAAAGCATCTTGTGCAGCCTTAAGCCTTACAGCTTCAGTTTTTGTAGTATCTTCTGCTATTAATTTTAGTTCTTCAATATCTGCTCTTCTTTGTGCGGTTTCTACATTTAAGGCTCTTTGACTATCAACAAGTTTTTGGTTTTGCTTAGTCAAAGCCATAGTTAAAAGAGTGTCAGTTTTAATTTCTTCACCCATATCCTTAAAAGCAAAAACCATTTCTAAAATACCTGCTGTTGCTTCTCCGCTAAACAATTTAAATAATCCTTGTCCAAAATCTGCTACTCTATCTATAATAACTTTAAAAGCAGCACCTACACCAGCCATAGCAGTTTCTAAAACTTCTGCACCTCTTTTAGTAGTTGTAAACCAAGTTGTAATTGTTCCTAAAGCTACAACAAATGCACCAACACCTGTTGAGATAATACCCATTTTAACAGACCTAAATAAAAACTTAGCACCTGAAGCTGCTTGCCCCCAAGCTGCTTTAAGACCATTAATAGAAAGCCCTAAAACCTGCATTTCTGTAACTACTTCTTTTCCTTCTTCATTTACATCTGCTATGTTTTCTTTAGTTGTTTCAAGTTCTTTATTCCAAGCTTTTTGATCTTTTGCAACAGATTTTATGTTTGATTTTACTTCTAATTCTAATACTTCTTTTGCCATATCTTAAATTTTATAATCCTGTTTTTAATTGAGTAATTGTTATGTTACTGCACCATTCTACTGTTTGGTTATCTTGACCTCTAACTGTTATTCTAAAGTTTGATCCTGTATTATTTGCAGCAGGTCGCCAATTAGAAACATTCCCTGAACTTTTAATTAAATCCCTTTCTCTACTTATTGTAACAGTTTCAGAAATCTGAACTGCAACCCCCCTTTCAACCCAAGCGGCAAAATCGCCAACTGATCCTGTATCTGAACCACCTACCCTTACCGCTACTGTATCAGCGTGAAAATAAAATATAGTATTATCAGGAATGGTAAAAAAACTATCTACTATATTGTTTAAGTAACTATCAACTGTATTGCCATCTGTTGTTTGAACACCATACAAAATTTGTATGCTTTGCCTTTCTCCTAATATGTCAGCAGGAGCATTACCACCTAATACTATTGAATTTTCTGCTGTTGATTCTCCTAATCTACCATAAACACAAGCGTTGTTTATACCACTATTTATATAGTTATTAGTTCCTGTTATAATGTTGTTAGCTGAAAGACCTTGAACTGTATTATCTTCACCCATTATATAAGTATTGTTAGTGCCTGTGCCTGTAACATTACCAGCACCTTGAATGTTGTTGTTTATATTGCTTATATTACTTTGTAGTTTTGAGCTAAAATTAAAAGCATTACAAGTTCCTGTTATTGGATCGTAAGTATAACCATAAGCTTCGCATTGTTTTTGATTAGGCGTTACTATATTAGTTCCATCTGTAAATTGCACTAACCCTGTGGAGTTAATTGTTGCAGGTTTTATTGTAAATCCGTTTAAGTAATCTGTTGCCATTATGGTATAAGTATAAATTCTACTGTTGCTAAATCATTTGGTTTGTAATCAATTTTATTTACTCTAAAA